CCTGCGGTTGGATCGACAAGAACTCGCGCAATAGCCAAGCGGAGTTCGTATGTACCAACTGTGGTTTCACCTGCAATGCGGACATCAATGCTGCACACAACGTCGCGGCAGGACAGCCCGTTGCGAAACGGGCCGGGCGTCAAGCCCGTGCCGGAGGGACGACGACGGGTGACCGTTCGAGCGTCCGTGAACCTCAACACTCCGCACCTCCCTCGGTGGCCGCGTAGTAGTTGGAATCCCCGGCCTTCAGGCCGGGGAGGATGTCAAGTTCAAGGAAGACGGGCAAACCTTGAACGCAGACGGCGGCCGTTCAACTTTCGACCGTCAAGGTTGAACGTCAGGCCGCGTACCGGGTGATGTCCCCAACCCGGCAGGTGTAGGGGCCATTGGCGGTTTGCAGGCTGGAGGCGTCCTGCGGGGAGGATGCCTGTCCGGGTGCGAGGCCGTTGACGGAGACGAGTCCGGTGCCGATCTGGGTTTTGCCGTCGGGCGATTCCATCACGATGTTGACGATGTAGTTCGACGCCTTCGACGAGTGGTTGGTGACGACCACCTTTGCCGCCGCGAACCCTGCATCGTCGGGCGCGCAGGCGGTGATGGCGACGTCCTCCGAGTGCGCCGGTCCGGCGCTGGCCTTCGCGGTCGCCCCACCGGTTGAGGTGGAGGCGCTGGCCCCGGTGGAGGTCTTGCAGGCTGCGAGACTGGCAGCGGCGAGCCCGGCGGCGGCGAGCATCACCCAGCGTCTGTGGTCGTTGCGTGGCATGTGCATTCCCCCTTGCGATGTTGGCGGGGGGACGGTAGCGCACGTTTGCTCACAAGACAGCCACCGGGGGTGACCGATCGAACACAGGTTCGATGGAGGCGGGTGAACGCCCTCCATCCGGAGGACGCTAGACGTGCGAGCCGGTCCCCGGGCAGGTCCGCCGGGTCTTCGGATGCTGGTGATCTGAAATGACCCCAGCAGTTGCCCACACCGTCGAATCGCATGCGCCACACGTCGCCCACTGACCCTTGGCGCGTCCATCGTCATACTCCGGATCGGCATCATCCTGATCTGGCTGCCTACCCCACTTGGCCAAGACGATCAGATCCTTTCCGTGGTGATGTACTCGCGATCTGCCCGTAGAGGCTGACCCGCAGACAGCGTATAGACGAAAAGCAGGCAAATCTCCGCACCCGAGTGGAAATCCACGCTGATGCCAGGCCGCCGGACCGAGGTCTTCCCTTCACCGAGCGAGTGGCGGCGCACCCGTGTGATCTCCCGAGAGCCGCCATTGGTGACAACCGCGGCGAGCCAGCCTTCAAAGGCCGCCACATCGACCTTGCCTGACGTCACGTCGAGGCGGGGCAGCGTCACAGGGGGCAATGCGGCGGCACCTTCGACGATCCGCTCGCCACCCACGTCGCCGCCCGGCGGGCTGGCCCGCACGGTCTGCACGTAGATCTGCGCCCCTGTTGCGAACCGGAACCGGACCCCAGCAGGCTTGTCGTGGAACTGGTCGGTGTCGTCGGCGAACGTGACCGCCAGGTCGATTGCCGGGTCAGCGGCCTCGGCGATCTGCCCCATCAGGTAGGTGGTGAAGCGTGACAATCGCATGCGTCCTCCGGGTTGCTGGTTGTCCCTGACGGTAGGGCGGGCAACCCGGAACAACACAAACCGAAAGTGCGTGTCGCGTCACGAGATGTCCGTGTTGTCCCGTTCCGCACGCCACCCGGGTCTGTTGCGGTCGAGCCATGGCTCCACATCTCGCCGGCGCCATACCCTCACGCGCCCGTCCACGGACGTCCACCACGGCGCCGGGAAGTCCCGATAGCGCGAGAAGTGGTAGGCGCGGGTCTTCGCCACGCCCAGCCACAGCCGAATCTCGGCAATGGTGATCAGCTCGCCTGGGGCTGCCCGGCCGTCGTCTGCCCCCTGCCCGTCGGTGCTGTCCACAGGTTCACACGCTGGGGCTGACCGTGCGGTTCCCCCGTACGTACTTCCGACATGGTCCTCGACGCGCTAACCTGACGTCCCAGTCGCGCGCCGCAACGGTCGCGTTGCTTTGAGACAGAAAAGCCCCGGGCAGGCTGGCGGGCCGACCCGGGGCACGACGCCATCGGAGGGCGCCGTATGTCCACATCATCCCCGACGGACCCTGCGCCGGACCAGTCCACGCCCAGACCACAGCGAACGTCCCGCGACGGCGGATTCTCGATCTGGCACAGCCACGTGACCGATGGCTGGGAAGCCCGAATCGCGATCGGCACATCAGTGTTGGACCTGGTCCGCGGCCTGTCCATGTACCTACCCGGCGGGGTGCGGCTCGTCGACACCCGACCTGATGACGGCTCTGGAATGGCGCTACTGGTGTTTGAGCCGGACGAGCCGGACGGCGTCGTTGACCGGATGCTCGCCGCGGACCGCGCGGAGCTGGGTGCAGACCTGGCCACGCTGAACCTTGAGGCCGGGCGCGCCGCGATCGTCGGCACACAGCCGGATGGCGAGACGACGCCGGACGCTGCCGGCTCACAGCCGGACCTGCATGGGGCGTCGTCGTGAACGGCCCGTCGGTCGTCGTCATAACCCACACCGCCGGCTCCGACGACTGGGATGTCCGTGTCCCCGTCCGTATCCCGTCGGCTGCGCTGATCTGGGGTCTTCGGACGCTTCCGTCCGGGCTGGGGCTGAACACTGCCGGCCCGGACGTCGAGGACGAAGAGGCGTTGCTGTTCCAGTTCACCCGGCTCAACCCGGCCACTGCCCGCGATTCCAAGGACTAGCGTCCCGCCGATCCCACACGCTTCACGGGGAGACACACGTGTGCCACCGTCCGCCCGCACCGGACAGGAGATGTCCTTGGACCACACCGACCGCCGCCGCATCCTCACCGCTGGGCTTCTCCTCCCGGTGGGCCTCATGAACGCCGGAGGAACAGTCGGCGCCAGCACGACCAGCGTCCGCACCGACATCGACACGGGTGTTGCCGGCATAGTCGCCCGCTGGGAGTCGACGAACCTCGTCGATGTCCTCAACGCCACCCACCACTGGGCGTATCTGTGCCGCCAGCTCGGCAGCAGGGGCCGAGACTGGCAGTTGACCACAGGGCGGGTGGCGCTGCTCTCAGCCCGCGCACATGCCGACCTGGGCGAAACAACCATGGCGCTTGCCGAAGCGCAGAAAGCCCGGGTTTTGGGCCGGGCCTGCGGCGACACGGCCACCGAAGCTGAGGCAACACTCGTCGCGGCAGAGGTCCACGACGCGGTTGCCCCGGACTCTGCGATCCCGTTGCAGATGACACGGGCCGCACGGCGCCGCGCCGGCACATCGTGGCTTGGTGTCGCCGCCGCGTCGATCGAAGCGGCGATCCTCGCACGGGGAGGACCGGGCTCCGCATCCGACGTGATCGACGTGCTGCGGGACGCGGACACAGCAGCCCGGCTGCTGCCCGAACCGCGACCCGGCGAGTTCAGCCCCGGGCAGCTGGCCGCGTTCGGCGGCTGTGCTCTGATCCGAGCGGGAAGGCCTGACGAGGCGACGGCCCGTCTCTCTGACGCTGTGTTCGACGAGCATGCTGCTCCGGGGATGGCGTCGGCGGTGCTTGTCTACCGGGCTTCGGCGGCGGTCGCCGGCCGCCGGTTCGATGAGGGTGCGGCGCTTGCCGGGCGGGCGTTGGACGTGTCCGCCCAGAGGCCCACTGCATGGCTGGCCGCGTCGGTACGGGGTCAGGCGCAGACGGCAGGCGGTAAGGGCGGGTATGACGCCCTGGTCGGCCGACTCGGTGGTTGGCCTGCGGCGGCAACGGTCTGAGGGGGCGGCGGATGGTCAACTCCTGCGGGACCTGCACTGGGCGGCAGAATTGAGTGCCTACGGCGAGCCGTCACCACCCAGACAGCCGTGCATCCGGTTCGCCGCGATCCCCTGTCCGACCTGTCGGGTGGAGCGGGAAGCGGTCGCGAAGGAACAGGCGGCAGGCACGTTCGTCGCCACCCGCTCCCGGCCGGGGGCGAAGAACAACCTGCGGCCCCTAGGTGCGCGGCCTGCGGGCTGCACCTGTCGGACCGTCTGGAAGGCGGGTGAGGGGCCGGAGGCCGCCCGGGAGCGGCAGGGGTGGGGCGAGACCCGACCGTCGACACCCCAGGACGCCGGACCGCCTGTTTGAGCGCTCACGCGGCTTTGGTCGGGTAGACCGAGCCGGTGCGTTCCAAACGTTCCAGCCGCGTGAGTACCACGGCGGCAGGGTCGGTGACGCACGCCAACATGCCGGCGAACGCCGGATCGAGGAACAGATCGTTGAGGATGTCGAACCAGCCGTAGCGACACATCCGCGCCAACCGTTCGAGCAATGATCGGCGGGTGCGCGAGTCGCATTCGGGGATGTCGAGATCGGCAGGCCAAAGCAGGTCGAGTAGCCAGTCGGCGTCGTCGTACGAGTCGTCCCGGTCGGCCGCGGGCAGCGGTGGGGTGGCCTCTTCGGTGCGCTGTTCGCCTCGGGTCGCGGGTGGTGGGGTGGCCTCGCGCGCACGCGCCCGCGCGGTCTGTGGTTGCGCTGGTTCAACTGCGGCGTGCTCCTTCGTCGCCCGCGACGCGAGGGGATCATCGTTGGCGTCGCCGCCGACGAAGGAGGTGGCCGCAGTTCCCGCGCTGGCAACTGCTACGTGGTCGCCTTCGGCTCCCCATATCTCTTCTGAGTGCGCAACCAACTTGCCGACAACTTCGGCCATTTTGTCGGTTGCTGGTTGCCGACAACTCTGCGGGACGGTGGGCAGCCGGTTGCCTGCTACCTCCGGCACGGACGCCCGGTAGAGCGCCTTCCGGCCGTTGCCTCCGCGCCGAACATGGACTAGCCATCCGGTCTTGACCAGTTGCGCCTTGTGATAGCCAACGGTCCGGTCGGGCATGCCGGTGGCGGAAGCGATCGCGGCGTTCGACGCGGAGAGGACGCCGTCTGGCGTCATCAGTTCGGCGAGGTCGCGGGCGGTTGCTCGGAACACGCGGGCGGACGCTGGCCACTCGGCGGCACGGATGGCCCGTAGCCAGCCTGAGCGGTCTGTGGTGGGCGTGGTCTCAGTCGCCGCATGTGAGGGCTCGGAACAGCTAGAATTGGGCACGTCGGCCTCGTAGTCCTCTTCGTCGGTGGTGCAGGTCGGCCCGACCCCGGCAGGCGCGCCAACGCCTCCGGGGTCATACTTTTGTCCCGATTCTACTGGTAGCCGAACAGATGTGCGGTTCGCCTACCTGGGCGGGGTCACTCCTTTCCGCCGCCAGGTGACAGTCACGTTTCGAACGCATGTACGTGATCACGACGTGCCGCTACGTGACGTGTCCGTGAGAACACCTACTGACCGCTCCAGGCGGCTAGGCTGGGGGCACTGTACCGGTAAACCCGTTAACGGGAGGACCACATCGTGATCAGCCGCCAAGACTCCCGCCCGGCCTACCTTCAGATCGCGGACGACCTCCGCGAGGACATCGAGTCGCGCCGACTGGCAGCCGGCGCGCAACTGCCTACCATCGCCGAGCTTGTCGAGCGGTACGACGTCGGCACGAACACTGTCGTGCGCGCCATTGGCCATCTCCGCTCGCTCGGCCTAGTGGAATCCCGCCAGGGGATGGGCAGCTACGTGCGCGAGGTTCAGCCCTGGATCGCGATCTCGTCGGAGTGGTGGTCGCCTCCCGGCAACGGAGAGTCGGACCACTGGACGCGGGTCAACCGGGAGCACGGCCACACGGGCTCCCAGGACGTCATCTTCGTTGGCACCCGCGTGCCGCCCGAGCGGATTCGCGACGAGATGGGCCTTGGCGACGATGGCACGGCGGTTCTTCGGGACAGGGTCCTGTTCCAGGACGGCTTGCCGATGCAGCTCGCCCGTAGCTGGTTCCCGCACGCGGTGGCCGATGGAACCCCGCTTGCCGAAAGCCGGAAGATCAAGGGTGGGACGCCGCGGATTCTCGCCGAGCTGGCCGAGCCCCCAGTGGAAGTGCGGAAGGAGACTGTCGCCCGACCGCCGACGCAGGCCGAGCGTACGGCCCTCAACCTCCCGGAGGGCATCCCGGTCCTGGACATATTGATGACCGTGGTCAACGGGTCGGGCGAGGTGATCGAGGTCGGGGAGGTCGTCGCCCGTGGCGACCGACACCGACTTCGGGATCGCCATCCCGCCTGAGCCGGAGTCGGCTGCGCGGAGCGCAACTGGCTCGTATGGGGTCTTGTGGCTTTGTGGGGTAACGGGGTAAAGTCGCGATCACGGCCTAGCGGACCCTCGGCGTCAGCCGGCAAGCATCAACGCCGAGGGTCCTAGGTCGGCCCGTTCCTGCTGTCACAGGAGGCCCGACCCGTGTCCCATCATCCCCTTTCCTTCGTCCCCAACCCGCCGTCCGGTCCCGCGTCCGATCCGTCCAGCCCCGACGAGGAGGCCGCCGCCGCGACCCTCGCCGAGATGCTTGGCACCGCCGAGGACACCGACCAGTGAGCGCCGACAAGAAGGCGACCACCCCGCCCCCCGACCCGAACACGCTTCTCCGCGAGCTGGACACCGACGGCCGGATGGGCCAGCAGGTCCGCGACCGCTTCTTCGGCCAGTCGCTCCGCGGCGGGGAAGGCGGCACCCGGTGAGCGGCCTCGAAGGCTCGGTGGGCACCTGCTCCAACGACGGCTGCAACGGCACCGTCTGGATCGGCCCGTCGGGCTCGGAGGTTCACGCCAACAACCAGCCCTGCCCGGCGACCGGCCAGTGGGCTGTCAACCCGAAGCTCACCGCAGCACAGGCGGCGGGCCGGTGACCGTCAACGACGACAACTCACGTGAGGCTGTCGACCTCGACCCGCGGGTTCAGGTCGAAACACTGAAGGAACGGCTTGACCCGCTGGCGGCCATCCAGGAGCGGGTCGCCGAGGGTGAGAAGCGCGGGAAGGGCGGCAAGCGGTGACCGCCGTCTTCCCCGAGGCGGGTACCGGCTGGGACCCGTGGGCCGACTTCGACGCCTTCGAGGAACTGTTGACCGCCACTTCCGATCCCGTCCCACCGATGCGCACCGTCGACGTTGACGGGGTGCCGATGGTCCCAGCAGCCCGGCTGGAGGCGGCGTACGCGATGGTCGCCCGGCTGGCCGACGAGAACCGCCGCCGCGTCGGTGATCTGACCATCGCCAGGTCCACGCGGCTGGTCGACGTCGAGGCCGACGCGATGGTCCTCGCGCTGGACCTGATCCGCGGGTATCTAGCCGAACCCGATGGCGACTCGTAGTAGGGCGACGAAAGAGCGGATGATCGCTCAGGCTGGCGGGCTGTGCTCCTACTGTCGAGTGCAGCCCGCCGACCATCTTGACCACATCGTCCCCAGGTCCCGGGGTGGGTCGAACGCGATGTCGAACCTGACCCCGGCGTGCCACGAGTGCGGCCAGTCGAAGGCTGATCTGACCGTCCACGACTGGGCGCTGGTCCTGGCCGCTGAGATCGTCGCGGCAAGGCCGCCGACACGGCCCGCCTGGCGCTGGAACCCGCGGCGACTACGACATCTGCGGGCAAGCCACCGTGCAGCGAACCTGTCAGTGCAATCTTCGGCAAGACGAAGATGGATCTAACAGGTTGGGGCGCGGCATGATGTAGGGCCGTGCAGCCCAAGACCAACCGCGCCCTGAAACGCATCGTCATCTACTGCCGCATCTCCCAGGACCGCACAGGCGCGGGACTGGGCGTCGAACGGCAAGACGCCGCATGCAGGGAACTGCTCGCCCGGCTCGGCTTCACAGAGGCAGAGATCGCCGCCGCCGTGGTACTCATCGACAACGACATGTCTGCGACCAGGCGTCGCAAACCCCGGCCTGGCTATCGGCGCCTGCTCGAAGGGCTGCGGCAGCGCCAGTGGGATGTCCTCGCCACCTTGCACAACGACCGGCTGCTTCGGAACAACCGGGAGCTGGAAGACTTCATCGCCGTCGTCGAAGCGAACCCGCTGCGGATCGTCACCGTCCTTGCCGGCGAGTATGACCTGGCGACGGCGACGGGCAGGATGACAGCCCGCATCGTGGGCGCGGTCGCACAGAAGGAAGCCGAGCAGGAAGCCGAACGGCTTCGGGAGCAGAGAAGGCAGGCAGCCGAGATGGGGCGGCTACATGGCGGCCGGCGACCGTTCGGCTGGGGTGCAGAAGTCGGCAAAGGTACAGACGGGGCGCCGCTGATTGACCGGTCGCGGCCACATCCACTGGAGGCGTCGCTGATCCGCGAGGCGGCGGTGGATGTGCTTCACTCCGGGACAACGTGGGGTGCGGTCGCCCGGCGCTGGAACCAGGCCGATGTTCTGACCCCGTTCGGCAACCGGTGGACCGGGCAGACGGTGATGCAGACCTTGACCGCGCCCCGGCACGCCGGCCTGACCATCATCAGACCAGACGATCCGGACGGAGCCGTCACCTACGGCCACGCCAAGACGTCAATCATCACTCCAGAGCAGCATCATGCGCTGGTCGAGTTGACCCGCGTGCCAGCTCGTCGGGCGATCACACCCCGCGGCCGGGTTCATCTGCTGTCGGGGATCGCGCGCTGCGGCGCTGAGAACTGTGAGATGCCTGTCCAGGTTGCCGGCACCGATCGGGCTGGCCGTCCGGTGTATGGCTGTGGGGGACGCCGCCCAGGGACTCCGCATCGTGGGCATGCGAACCGGCCGACGGCTCTGGTAGAGGAAGCGGTGACCCGGCTGGTCTGTGCTCGGCTGGCTCGCTCAGATGCGGTGATGTTGCTGACACCTGACGACGGCCCGGCGAAGATCGCGGCGGAGGAGGCTCGGCAAGTACGGGAACGACGGAAAAGGGCCGCAGCGCGGTGGATGCTGGGCGAGTTGGACGACGACGAGTGGGCCGCGGTGAAGGCCGAGGCTGACCCGCTGTTGGCTGATTTGGAGCGGCGGGCCGCCCCACCGCCTGCCGCGCTGATCTTTGAGGGGCTTGTCGGCTTGGGATCGCTGGGGCGACGCGGAAGGCGTGGGACGCGATCGGCGACTTGGACCGTCGCCGGACGGTTGTGGACGCGCTGCTGTGGATCACGATCCTGCCGACTGGACGGTGGGGTGTGGCCTCGACTGACGGCGGCTCGGCGGCGTGGCTGCGGTACGGCTGGAAGCTTTGACCCCTGGCATGCTGTTGCATCTTGTGGCATGGTTCGTTCCACCAGATGCAACGGGTAGGTGGATGCGGTGGACGTACCAGCAGATCGCCCTGACGTCGTGTGGGTCGAGTTTGAGCCGGGTCGGACGTTCGCGGACTTGGATGAGTGGGCAGTGGCGTCGGCGGCCCAGGCCCCTCCGCTGTCGGACGCGCAGTGTGCGCTGATCCGGTGGGCGTTCGCGCCCGCGGTGGAGGCACTGGCGAGGCAGGAGGCGGCGGCAGTTTCGGATGGACCCGCGGTGTCGGGGGTCGATCGGGCTGCGTGACCCGCGCGACTTCTACTGCGTCGTAGAGGTTCTACTGTGTCGTAGATGTTTCGGGTTGCGGAACCCTGCTCCGCTTGTCACATCAGGGCCCCAACGGGCTACTAGGGTAGTCTGATCCGACTACGTAGCGCATCACCGATCCGTCCGGATATGACCCGGGTTCCGAACACGCTGAGTAGGCCACCGAGGCGATTGGCGCAGACTGCCAGCGCGACAGGCAGACAACGGCGCGGAAAACTATCGCCCACCGTCAGTGTTGCGGCATACGGTCCGTTACCCGGAACAGGATGACCAAGCGGCCTGTGGGGGAGTCGTGGCGAACGACAAGTTGACCAACTGGCTGGCCAAGACGGCGCAGGCGCGAACCGACGCCGCCGAGAAGGCCCGAGCGCAGATGGCCCTCAACGACAATACGGACTGGGTTGTGGTCGCCAAATGTGCCGAGAAGATCGTCTACATCGACCGGACGATGGCCAGCCTCGACAAGGCGCTCGCGGGAAGCGACACCGACCATCCCGGCGACCGGCCCGCGGTCTAACCGTCGATGTCCTCCGGGTCCAGGTCCCGCCGGCCCTCACGCAGTTTCCGCAGCGCTTCGGCGGCCTCCTCGTCGGTGGGCAGTTCGCTGTCAGGACGGGTGATGATGTGGCCGACCGACGTGACCGCATCAGGAATTCGGGAAGGCCGTCCTGGCTGGTCAGACGACCATTTCACCATCGCCTCGACCATCCGGGTTGCCGCTTCGACGGCACCGTCGCGCAGCACTTCGGGTAGTTCCTGGAGCTGGTCGACAAGCGCTCGGATCTTCGCGTCGAGAACCGGGCTGTCCTCGTCAAGGTCGCCGATCGACTGGGCGAGCAGGTGGCGAAGGTTTGCCTCGGGGATGCCCAGCCCCTTGGACAGGCCGGTGAGGCTACGGGCGTTCGGTGTCCGCTCTGGCGGGGTCCGTTCGAGCCGGAACACGGTCGACGTGGACAGCCATGGCCGGCCCTGGTCGTCTGTTCCGGCGACTTGGGCGACCTGGTCGTAGCTCATCTTCTGCCGTGTCCGTCGGTCGAAGATCTCCCGCTGGAACGGGGTTGGTGCTGGCAGGGTGCGTAGCGGCTCGTTGTCGGGGTCGCGGACGTGTTTGGCCAACGTGCCGGGCTCGATCCAGAACGACGATTCGAGCATTTGCCAGTTGACGGCGCGGGCTTCGACGCCGTCCCGCCAGCCGTTGACGGTGTTCGGCGAGACAGGCCAGATGTTGACGAAGGCGATGTGCAGGTCTTCCATGCGGTCGCGCAGCACCCGGTAGAGGTACTGGGACTGGCCGCTGGTGAGGCTGCGCCCTGTCGGCTGGTCGGGGGACACGGGAGCATGGTGTCACATCCCGGCTTCACTCCGGTGGGGTTGTCGGGGTTTTCTTTGTGGCACAGTCGATGCTTCGTTGCCCTTCGTTCCCGTTCGGCATCAGCCGGAGCTGAGAGTTGATCGATCAAGGAACGTATGGGAAGATACGGACATGCCCACGAACACCCCCACACTGCTGGTTGGTGCCCGGCTGGTCCGAACGACCCGGGCGGCCGAACTACTGGGCTGCGACCCGGTCAAGGCAGCCAAGTTGGCTGCCGACGGTCTGGCCTTTATGAAGCGCACCGCCACCGCGTACGACGACGTCGACCCGAAGCTGTACCTGGTCCCGGTGCTGCCCGCACCTGGTTCCGGCCGTCTGGGTCACGTCTTCGACGAGGCCCGGGTGCGGATCTTCGCTCGGAGCCCCCTGTGGAAGGGCTGGCTCGCCGAGCGGTCGAAGAAGGCCGCCTAGAACGTCGGACGCCCCATGCCGCGGCTACGGCAGGGAGCGTCCTGAACCCAACCCCAAGACGTCAGTACCTGATTGGAGAGGGCCTTGTCCGAGAGTAACCCGAGCCCGGCGGAGCGGCAGGCACACGCCCTGACCGTTGGAGCCGATCTGGCGACCCGCCTGGACGGGATCGCCCACCTGTACGTCACCGCCGGATCGTGGACAGGCATCCCGCAGCTAGGCGTCTCCGTGTCCTACGACTGCGGCAACCCGGAGGGCCACGAGTGCCAGAAGCTGACAGCGTTCCGGGCGGCGATCGACACGCTGGGCCTGTCCGTGACCGCCGCCGGGCCTCTCGGCGAGGACGGGTTGGCGGTGCACGCCGACCACGACCGCGACGGAACTCCCCTCCAATTCTTCGTGCATATCGGCCCTGGTGCGGCCCAGGAGGCTGCACTGTCGTGGCTGGCCGGACTGGGCTTCACGGTTGTGTGGCCCGATGCGGCTTCGCTGGCGGTGGCCGCATGAGCGCCGACTGGGTGGACACCCTGACGCCGGAGATGTTCGCCAAGTTCACCGAGCTGTACCGCGTCTCTCAGATGTGGAAGGCGGAGGAAACCGCGCGGGGCCGATTCACGGAGGAACAGTACGACCAGCTTCTCCGTCCGATCGACCCGAAGCGGGTACTGGTCGCCAACAGGCAGTCCCACGTCTCGCAGCAGGACGTCCGCGCTCACCTGAACCGGATCTTCGGGTTTGAAGCGTGGGACAAGGAGATCCGCGAACTGCGCCTTGTCCGCGACGGGGTGAAGAAGAACAACGACGGCAAGGAAGTCCCAGCCGTCACCTACCTGTGCGTCATGCGGCTGACGATCCGCGACTCGCAGGGCCGGTTCGTCAAGTTCTCCGACGACGTCGGCACTGGCACAAGCCCGAACCTGCCGGACTACGGTGGCGCCCACGACTTCGCGTCGAAGAACGCCGTGTCCTACGCGCTCAAGCGCTGCGCGATCGACCTTGGCGACCAGTTCGGCCTGTCGCTGTACAACAAGGGACAGTTGGAGGCGCTGGTCCGCGGCTCGTTCGGTGACCCGCGTCGGCAGCAGGTGCCGTCAGGGGACGTCCAGGACGGCGTTCCCCAGCAGGTTTCGATGGGCGACACCGAAGGTGGCGTAGACACCGAGACAGGGGAGATCGCCCCAGCGCCGCAGGCCCGTGTCCAGCAGGATCGCGCCGCCGAGGGCCGCACCCGTCAGATCGGTCAGAACGGCAATGGCACCCGACCGGTTCAGAGGGCCCAGCAGTCGCAGCCGGCGACGGTAGCCGAGCCGGAGGTTCCGAACGGCACCAACGTCAACGAGTGGAAGAACTACCTTCTCGCCGTCGCGGTCTACTCCGACCCGGCCCGCTACCGGAAGGACGACGGCAAGGCGAACGTCCCGAACGTCGCCACCGAGTACACGCGGTTCATGCGGGGCGGGGCGTTGAAGGACGCGACGATCGAGGACATCAAGGTGTTCGCCGCGCATCTGCTGACGGGTGCGGTGATGGCCGGACGTCACACGGTCGGCAACACCCCGGCGGGGGTGGCCGCGTGACCGCGGTGGAGCGGGCGCTGGCCGGGGTTCTCGGGCCCCGGCCGGTCCGAGCCCGGAAGCTGGCCGCAGTGACTGGCCTGCCGAAGGCCGAGGTTCGGAATGGTCTTCGCCGCTTGCAGGACGAGGGCCGGGCCATGTCCCACGACCGACGGTGGGTGGCCCAGTGAGCGGCGACCCGATGGCCGAGATGTACATGGCGTTCACCGCATCACCAGCGGCCGAGATCGAGCGATCCCTCGTCGCCAGCCTTGGCCAGCAGGTGCCTCACGGCTGGCGACTGGAAAACCCGGCGGACATCACCTGCCGGGTACTGGTCGACCCGTCTGGCGCCCGGCATGTGTTGTCGATGTCGGTGCGGCTGGACCTGCTGCATCCACACGGCCAGCGGCCATCTCACCGGTCACCGCTCGACGACCCCAACCGAGAATCCCGTCTCGCCGAGATCCGTGAGGCGATGGCCACCGAACCCGCCGCCGTTCTCCCCTTGACTCGTTCGACCGCGCCGGAGGCGACCCCGTGAGTCACTACACCGTTCTCGTCATCGGCGGCGATGTCGAAGGCCAACTCGCACCGTTCAACGAGGAACTTGCGGTCGAGCCCTACATCGACTCGGAGGCCCCCGCCGACCACTGGTATGCACATGCCACCCGTGAGGCGTTCGGACTGGACGAAGACGCCCCGGTCACCGCCGAGCAGATCGTCGAGACCTACAACCGCAAGTACATACTGAGTGCGACCACGAAGGGACAGCTGGCGCTTCCGGTCGCTTCGGTTGTCGGCGAGCCGACCGACCCCTATGCCCCGTGGACGCTTCCGTCGCCCGAGCGGGCACGGAAGATGGCCGAGGGCATCGACGAAGAGGTGCTGTTCGTCCACGAGGGCCAGGTCGCCTGCTGGTCGACAAGTAACCCCCGCGGCAAGTGGGACTGGTTCTCCGTCGGCGGCCGGTGGACAGGCTTCTGGCTGCTCACGAGTGAGGGTGCGGCCCTTCTCGGTATGAAGGACGACGAGGCGCCCTTCGTCGGCCACGCCGGCTTCATGACGCCTGGCCCCGACGCTGGCCATGCGGACAGCGCGCTTCGTCGCCACATCGACCTCGACGGGATGCGCGCCGATGCCGAGGCCGAGGCGCGCAAGACGTGGGCCGACTACGCCACCCTCGTCGGACCGGTCATCGACCAGCACGGGATCGGCGAGTCGTGGGATGCGGTGTTCCTGCGGGTAACCGGCCAGCCCACTGGAGTCGGTGGCGTTGACCAGGATCTCGTCGACCAGGCGCGCCGCGAGTACCACGACCAGCCATACATCCGCGCTCTGTGGGGCCATGAGGACTTCCGCTGGCACGACGGCCCGCACGACCATTTCGGCCCGGACCTGTCGGAAGCGTCCGCGGAAGCATTCGCCCAGCGTGACCGCGACAAGGCCGGCGTCCCCTACGCCGTAGTTCGTAATGGAGAGTGGCACGCCAAGGGCGAGATGGGCTGGTTCGGTATGTCGCGAAACGAGCGGACGCAGTCGGAGTGGAATGCGCTCGTAGCCGCGCTTCTTGACACCCTCGACCCGGATGAGCGGCTCACGCTCGTGGATTGCCATGTCTGACCTCGACATCCCCGCCCTGCGGGCACTGGCCGAGACGACGATTGCCGGTCAGAGCGCACCAGTGGGGACGCTCGCGGTCGACCCGGCTGATGGTGCGGTCGCGGTCCATGTCGGCGACGACCTGTGGCGCACCGGCGGTGTTTCCCTGCTGTCCGGCAGTCGGGTTGTCGACTGGGGCTACCAGCTGGAAGCGGTTCCGGTGCCGGTGGCCGATCTGCTGACATTGCTGGACGCGGCCGAACGGCGGGAGCAGCCATCGGCGGAAGGCTGGAAGCGTGCCCGTCTCGAACGGGACGCCCTGCGACGGGACCGGGACCGCCTCCGCCGGGCGATCGGCGACTTCCTCGCCACCTACACCCTGCACACGGACATCACCCGCGGTCTCGCTGCCGCGCTTACCGCATCGGGGGATAAGACCGATGACTGACCCGGTTGTCATGCCCTTCATCCGCCTGGTCCCGCTCCCGGACCGGGTGTGGACCGACGAGGACAGGGATCAGGCTCTACGCGCCCTAGAGCACGCCCGTCAGGGCTTCGCTAGCGCCGGCTACATGGTCGGCTGGGCGGCCACTGTGCCGGGCTATGGCCGCTGTGCCCACGCCACCGTGTCCGCACTGGAGTCGGCCCGCTGGGAGTTGGACCGGCTGTTGGACCGGATCGCCACCGTCGACATGGGGGTCGATCACAGTGACCTCTGACCAGCAGGCGGCCTGCCGGAAGGCTGCGAAGGGCACTCCGAAGCCGCGGACGGCCGCAGCATGACCGCGCCGACGACCCAAACCGCCGCGGTCGACATCCGTACAGTCGACGACCCGCCCGGCGTGGACAACCCCTACTGGATGCAGGTCCGCCAGATCCCGACCGATCCGATCCTCAGCCGGGTGTTCGCCGACGACCCGTGGTCGCCTGCAAGCTACAACCTTGAGCTGGTCCGGAAGGGTGGCCCTGGTTTCGACTCGCGGGACACGCTGGTTCACCGCTTTTCGTGGGCGATCCCCGACCCGCTGTCAGTCCAGTTCGTCGCGGCCTACACGGTCGGGTTCGACGGGCTTGTGGAGATCGGCGCCGGCACCGGCTACTGGGCATGGCAGTTGACCCAGCGCGGTATCGACGTGGCCGCGTTCGACGAAGCCCCGCCGGACGTCGCCGAGAACGTGTACTGCCAGGACGACAAGCTCCCCGCCGACCAGCGGCTTCGGCCCACCTTCCACCCGGTGGTCGAAGGCAACACCCGGGCGGCCATGGACTATCCGGATCGGGTTCTGTTCCTCTGCTGGCCGCCCTACGGCTCGCCGATGGCCGCCGCAGCGCTCGACTTCTACACCGGCAACCGGCTGATTTACCTCGGTGAGGGTGACGGCGGCTGCTGTGCGGACGACAACTTCTTCGCCGCGCTCGGCAAGGGCTGGGTTGAGGTCGCCGAGCATCGGCCGGTCAACTGGTCCGGAATTCACGATTGGATCACGGTGTACGACCGGAAGGCCGATGTCGCATGACCGCCCCGACCGTGGACCGGGAGACCGGGGAGATCCGCCACAACACCCGGCCCCGGCTCGGGGAATGCCGCCAGGGCTGGATCTGGGACGGCACCGGGCTGGCGCAAGCACCGCCGGGAACTGCCAAGCCCGATCGAGGTACAGGCCAAGTTCGACCTGCTCGACGACATGGTCAAGGAGCAGAGCGAGGAATGGTCCCGCCTCGCAAAGGCCGCCACACAGGCGCGGGTTGCCTACGAACGGGCAAAGGCGGAGGCGTTCCTACGCGCCGAAGGCCCGATGGACGTCCGCAAGAAGATCGCCGACCTGGAAACGGCCGATCTTCTACTCGCCGCCGAGACAGCCAACATCATCGCCGACACGGCGAAGAACGAGATGTGGCGCCTCAAGACCATGCAGGAGTCCAACCGGTCGACCAACGCGACCGTCAACCAGGAAATGCGTCTAGCTGGTCAGGGGCAGACCTGATGACCGCCGACGTGATCGCTTGCCAGCACTGCGACTGGACCGTGCCCTACGGCCTGCTGGTCGCGGCCGAGACCGAGGCCCGCGCGGTCTGGCACGTCTTTGAGACCCATCCCGACGTGTGGCAGGTGCTGCACTCGGCCGGACTTGTTGGCCCGTCACCGAAGGACCCGCGCCCGAAAGGAGCTGCCCTGTGACCGCCCTCGACGACCGGATCACCAGGGCCGAACTGGTCCCGGCCTATGACACGACGCTTGCCGGCGCTGTCCGGGCTGCCGATGTCCTCGTCCCCGCGTTGCAGGCCGCGATCGACGACGGCCGGTTTCCCGACGTGGAAACCGCCGCCGACGTCCTGCTGGAGATCGACGACCTAGTGAAGGCGCTCCGGGCCGCCCGCGGGATGCTGGCCCGCTACACGGCCAAGGTCCTGCCGTGGAAGCGGAAGAAGCTCCGGTTCGAGGCGCTGAACTTCGAGGCGGAGCGGACAGCCAAGGGCGAGTGGAAGTACATCCCGCCAGCGGCCTGGCGTGCAATCGCAGCGCAGGTCTGCACCGTGGTCGACCCGACGTCGGGGGAGATCCTGACAGTGCCGCAGCGGCACGCCGAACTGATCCTTCTCGAAGCCGCCAAGTTTCTCGGCAAGAATCCCAACTTTGTCATCACCCCGTTCAAGGACCGTGGCATGCCACTGGACGGGATCGCGGAGTGGATTCCAGCGGAGGACGCGGAACCCGGCGTGGCCGTCCGACGTCTGAGCGAGACCAACCCTGCGGTCGGGTTCGCGGCCCGCATCCACGAGACCGCTGGAACGGTGGCCGATGTCTGATCTTCTTCCGTTCGCTGTCCGCGTTGCCGAGATCATGGCCGTCGCTGGTCTGATCGGCATGGCCATCGGCTGGACGCATGCAACCCGGACAGGTGGTGCCCGATGAGCCACGACACCGTTCTTTGGGCGCTCCATTACACCGGGCTGGTGATCAACGTTGCCGTCCTCTGCCGCGAGGTCACAGCCAGCGGGCCGCGCGTCCTCAAGATTCGCCGATACGCGCCGCTCGACGGTGCTTCCTCGCTGGCATGCACGTTGACGGCAATGGCCCTCGGCGCCCACATCCTCGCCGGGATCTGGGCGTTCCGCGCGGCACACGCCGGGTGGCGTTGGTGGAACAATCGGCCACCTCGCCCGCCTCGCCGCCGGACTGTTCTCGCCACGGCAGGTGCCCGATGAACACCCCAGACACCCCCCTCGACCTCGACTGGGTGCAGGGACTTTTCGACGGCATCGGCGACGACGAGTTCCGCGCCCAGTTCGCCGAGTGGGCGAACTTCGCCGTCCCGCTCTACGACGCCGACATGAAGGCCAACCCGCCGACCGACGCCGAACGGCAGGTCTGGTCCGAAACCGTGCTGGCCCTGCGGCATCTGCCAAACGGCTGGCGGGAACTGCTCGGCTTCGGCGACGCCATCCAATATCCGGCGAAGAACCACCGGTCGCAGGTTCGCGCGGCCCGCGTCGCGGAGACCTACGGCCGCGGACTCGCACTGCTCGCCCGGAACCCGGGCGGGGTGACCCTCTTCGGCGCCCACTTCTGCAAAGCACCCCATGACGACTGCCCCTACGACTGGACACCCCGTGCACCGGTCGATGTGGCCGCGGCGATGGCCGAGGTCCGCCGTCTACTCGACGCCTACGCGGCCACGTTGGACGACGCCGAACCACTGGCGGACGTGGCATGAACACCATTGACGCCCATGTTGCCCACGGCTACACCATGACCGACATCGCCCGCCTTGCCCGGGTCGGTGTCGCCAAAGCACGGACCAGCGGTGGCACATCCAAAGACCGCTACCAGGCCGCCTGGGATGCGGTGGTGCTCGCGCTCGCCGAAGCAGACAAGCCACCCACCGGAGGCGCCCTCACTGTCGCCGCAGCCGGCGCGGTCGAGGACGCCTGGCATGACCACCGCCACCACCACGGCATCACCAACGCAGGCAGGTCCGCGTCGAAGCATGCCGTCTACTGGCTGGACCTGTGTGCGCCAACACCATCACCCGAACCGCGGGCGGTCGAACATCTGGCGCTGACCCAGATCTGGGGCCAGCTAAACGACAACGACCGACAGGCCCTGACCGCGCTGGCAACGATGGGCACCTACCAGGCCGCCGCCGACGCCCTCGAACTGGACTACCGCAGGTTCGCGAACCGGGTCCGCGCCGCCCGCCGACGTTTCCTCGACCTGTGGCACGAAGGGGAGACCCCGTCTCGGCTGTGGCGGGTCGACCGGCGAGAGCGGACTGTCAGCCTGTTCGGCGAGGACAACCCGAACCGGTACTACACGATCCGCAAGGGTGTGGCGATCGGCCAGCGGAAGCCGTCGGCTGAACATGGGACATGGAAGCGGTACTGCGGGGGGTGCAAGTGCGAGCCCTGCAAGGCTGCGGCACAGGTCTACAACAAGGCCCAGTACGACCGTCGTAAGGCGGCCCGTCTGGAGGGTGCGTCGTGACCGTCTTCGCCTCCCCAGCGCCGACCGCAGAGCAGATCCCATACCTGTGGGCGTTGGGCACCGACCCGGCACCAACTGGGATGGCATCCGGTCCACGCTGGCAGCAGATGACGTCCACCGAGAAGGCGCTGTACGCCATGTCCGAGGCCGAATGGCAGGAACAGGTTATTGCGCTCGCGGAGCATTTCGGCTGGTGGTGGTGGCGAGACAACATGTCGACCCGCAACCGCCGCGGCATGACCGACCTGATCCTGTTCCGTGACCGCATCATCTGGGCCGAACTGAAGAAGGAGACCGGGAAGTCCCGCCCAGGTCAGCCCGAATTCGCGGCCCGGGTGATCCGCGCTGGAGGCAAGCACTACATCTGGCGTCCCCGCCACAAAGCCGAGGTGTTGGAGGTGTTGAGGTGACATCTCGGTCCCGCGCACGGTTCTACGTGGACCATGAAGGCCATGACGTCTCGATTGGGCCACGGAGCGCATGCTGTTTGACCTGCAAACGTGGCTACCTAGAAGCCGACCGAGTGATCATCCAGCGGGCGACGGATGGCGGGGTGAAGGCAGAAGACCTGCTGCCGGCGGAACGGATGGCCGTAGTGCGGGCGCTGACCGCGAAAGGTATACCTGCACGGCAGGTAGCCGACCGGCTTGGCATGTCGAAACGCCACGTCGAACGAGACCTTGCTCGACTCCGAGAGTTGGGATCCGGATGGCAGGTGGCGTCATGACGAGCCGTCCCGGCGACTATGCCCGCAAGCACGCCGGCCACGTGGTCACGGTCCGCGTCGACGGTGAGCGGTTCTGCCGAACCTGCGCCGACAGCCGGGTGGCCGAACGGCGAAACGCTGTGCGTGTCCTGACGCTGCTGGGCTGTTCGGCGAAGCAGATCGCCATCCGGTTGGGGATCTCGTCGCGGACAGTGGTCCGCGACCGGAACCGGCTGCGGGAACTTGCCTCGGAACGGAGGGCGACGGCATGACGACCCTTCTCGAAGCGCTGCTCGACAACCTGCCGGACCTTGAAGGCAAGGGCACCTGTCGGAATTACATGGAGGTGTTCGACCACGCCGCCGAAGGTCATCCGGGCGCGATCGACCAGGCGAAGGCGATCTGTGCCCGCTGCCCGGTGCTCGCCCGCTGCCAGGCAGATCTGACCGCGGTCGGAGGGTGGGGGGTCGTCGCAGGCCTGACCGCAGACGAGCGGGACCGGCAGATCCGTAGCGGTAGGCAGTACATCCGGCCCCTGCCGGCCGTCACCGTGGCGAGGACAGGTCCGGCGTCGAAACGCTGCCCGGCCTGTGAGCGCATCGTGCTGTGGACCAAAGGGCGGAGGGCTGCCGGCCCGTGGTGGTGTTCGGACCGCTGTCGCCGTGTTGGCCGCCGGATCGTTGAGGCCGAGGATGATGCGGCGTGAACGGCGACGGCGAGTCTGACACGCGCATTGTCGACGGCGATTCTGGGGTGAATTCCAGTAGAATGGAAGACGTGATGACCGGGGGGTTGGAAGTGCCGCGGCCCATTTCGGATGCCATGGTGCAATCCGCAATTGACGCAGCCGAACAAGCCGGTGGTTTCGCTCGCGAGGATAGCCGCGCCGACCGTGAGCGGCTGTTCCGTGCCGCCCTCGGAGCAGCTTTCGCACCTTTGCTCGCCCGCGCCGTCAGTGCTGAAGCCGAGGTGACTCGTCTCCGCGGGCTGGATGCTGCACAGCAGCAGTCCCGGGCGGTCGCCGCGGAGGGCATGGTTGCCGAGCTGACCGCACGTGTCGCCGAACTGGAGGCAGAGCGCGCCGACATGGAGGCTGCATTCCACGACGCGATGGGCTACCGGCCAACCGGTGAGGGTGCCGTCCTCGTGCTGGCGCTGATCACCCGGCTTCAGGAAGCGTGGCGGCAGGGCGACGAACGGGCGGACCGCCGGTTGACGTTGTGGGGTCAGGTGGCCCGGGTTCGGGCGCTGCATGCCAGTAGCCACTACTGCACATCGAAGCCGACGCGCGCCTGGACGACCTGGTACGGCCCGACGCAGAAGTGTCCGACCTTGCGTGCCCTCGACGACGTCGAAGTTACAAGTAACTCGCCGGATCGCTTGCAGGTGCAGGTAGAAGCCGCAAGCGGCGTTGGAAGTAGGGCTGCAAGTAGCCCGCTGGACCCAGACTTGACCCATCCCGCCTGGGATGAGGCGTGCCGCATCGGGGCCGCGTTCCATGGCGAGACCGACCACGAATGCTGGCCGCCCGCGCCGAGTCCGCGTGTGCGCCACTGGGTCTGCCCGGACTGCACGGCGAAGTGGGAGCCGGCGACGGTTGGTACCGGTTCGCAGGTGTTCGGCGAAGGCTGGGAACGGGTCGACACCGGAGAACAGGTGATGTTGGAGACGTGGCGGCCCGACGGACCGGGTGAGGCGTCATGATCCGCTTTCGCTGTGTCTGTGGCCACGGCCGTTCACACGAGCACTACCGAAGGGGCTCGGACTGCGGCCTGTGCGGTTGCGACCGGTGGCGTTGGCGGTGGTTCCACCCGCGGACTTGGCGCCAACGGCGGCGGCAGAACCGGGCGCTCGCCGACCTGGTCCGACACCAAGAGGAACTGGGCTTGTACGACACCACGCCATCGGAGGTACGGGACGCCGCACGGGAAGCCCGGAAGGGGGAGAAGCCGGATGACTGACGTCAACTCGGCTCTGCGATCAGTCCTCGACGACCTCGACGACGCCAATCGGCTCCCAGTGGACTCCGATCTCCGTCCCGTCTGGTCCCTGAACCCAGGTGAGTTCGTGGGCTCGGGTGAGGTCTTCGGACCGGTCGAGGACGACGCGAACCGCGGCCGGTCGGATCGGGACGACCAGCTCCCCGTCGATGAGCAGATGCACAGGCCCAACGTCGCACACCCGTTCGAGGGAGACCAGTAGATGCGCAAGATCCCAACGCTGTTCGTCCGCGATGAGACGGACCGCCGCTACGTCACCGACGTCGTTACCCCGGGCTGTGAGTGGGTGATCGAGGGACACGGGGTGGCGACCCGGAAGCTCGACGGCACATGCATGATGTTCGATGGTGCGACGTGGTGGGCGCGCCGGGAGGTGAAGCCAGGCAAGCTGCCCCCGGCCGGCTGGGTCGAAGTCGAGCACGACGAGACCACTGGGAAGTCGGTCGGCTGGGAACCGGCGGAGCAGTCCCCGTTCGCCAAGCTGTGGCGCGATGCCCTCGACAACGCGGTGTTCGGCCCGGACTCGTTCGCCGCAGGCACCTACGAACTGTGCGGGCCGAAGGTCAACGGCAACCCGGAAGGTTTCGCCGTCCACCTGCTGATCGCCCATGCCGACGCGCAGGTTCTGGCCTGCCCTACGAATGCGAACGGTATCCGCGGGTTCGTAGCCGAGGCTCACAAGAGTGATCGCTACGAGGGCATCGTCTGGCACTGGGAGCGTGAAGACGGCACGGTGCTCATGGCCAAACTTAAGGCCCGGGACCTGCGCCCATGATCTGCGCCTGGTTTGCCCGGCGAATGGAGTGGCACTGATGGCCACCGAGCACGGCACGATCGCTGCCTACCGTCGCTGTCCGACGAAATGCGACGACTGCCGGACGGCGATGAACGACTACAACCGGACCCGCCGCCGGCTCGCGATGCAGGGCAGGCCGACAACGCCGCTGATCGACGCCGGGCCAGTACACGACCACGTCGCCGAACTACGCGCCGCGGGCATGTCGTTCGACCGGATCGCCACGGCAGCGGGGATGGCCTGCCGAACCCTGTGGCAGATGACCGTGGACCGTCAGGCCCGGGTCAGCCCGAATGTTGCCCGCCGCATCCTCGCCGTGGCCGTCGACGATCCGATGTTCGTCGACGTCGAACCGATGTGGCGGCTGGTCCACGGCATGGTCGCCCGCGGCTATCCGATGGTGTGGATCGCCCGGCAGATCGGCCAACCTGCGCGGGCGTCCCTCAAGTTGGGCGAGCGGCAGGTGAAAGCATCTACAGCGACGAAGATCCGCGCGTTGGCTGAACAGTGTGCGCTGACCCCGGGGCCGTCGAGGCAGGCGGAACGGTATGCGGCCCATCAGGGCTGGAAGGTCGAGTGGCTTTGGGAAGACCTGATCTCCCGGGCCGAAGAGAGGGAAGCGGCATGACAACGCTGATCCTCTGGTGTGCCGGCGTCGCCTTGGTCTGTGCCGCCGCGGTCGCTTACCTCTGCCGGGCAAACCACCGGGTCACACGTTCCCGCCAGCGCCTGGACGCCGCAATGATCGTCGCCGAAGCGGAGGCGAAAAGGCGGTGGCGCCACCATCTGACCGATGATCCGTTCGCCTTCTCCGACGCGGAGGTGGACGTCATCATCGCCCAGGTGTTCGGCATGGACCCGACGCAGATGCGGGCGGAGGCGCGGCGGCAGAACCGCGAGGAGTTCGGCCGGGTTGCCAAGAAAGACGGGGAGAAGCCGTGAGCGCCCGCATACCAGACTCGACCCTCCGCTCCTGTGACCATCCGGGCTGCGAGGCAACCTTCGACGCGGCAGGCAGGGCCGAACCGGGCTGGGTCCAGGTCCCGTCCCGCAACGACCACTACTGTCCAAAGCACCACGACTCGCCGGTACCCGCAGCAACACGCCGGCTGATCGACCGTCACGGTGCCGACTGGAGGACCGACCTTGGCGGCCTTCATCCGGATCTGCTGTGGGACTACGAGGACGTCCGTGACTTCCTGATCGCCTGCCCAACGCCGTCGTTGCTTTGGCAGCGGGCACTGTTGGAAGCCTTGCGGGTGATGAACGATGAGATCTCTGATCAGGTGGTCTTCGACTTCCTCGATGGCGGCGACGAGGAGCCGCTATGAGTTTGCCTACTCCAGACGCGGCGCCGCGTCCCCTGCCGACCGGTCCCGGCAAGTGCCTGAGCTGTCCGGCCATCGTCCCTGACCGTGGCGTCGACCCGCTGTGTCGTGACTGTAAGGATGAATGGGCCGCGGAGGCATCGGAGGACAGACCACCTCGCGCGAACTACCTCAACGTGCTCGCCTTGTGGCATCTGAACAACGCCGCCCCGGCAGTGGAGGCCGCGTTCGGATCGAACACTGTGACCTGGAATGCGGGCCTGTGTATGGCTGCCGGGTGGAGCGGCGGGAGACGCCATGAAGCTGAACCGCACCCGCCCACCGGTCACCCTCGACGAGGCGATCGACATGGTCCTGTCCGCGATCGACTCCGACGAGGTCAGCGACAAGCAGGTGGCATCACTCCAGGCAGCAATCTTCGGACGGACAGGACGTGCCATGGGCCGTGTGCTCGCCGTGGCGATGGCGGCACGGGTGGGCGACAAGGCGACAGTCGCCCAGATCCTCGGACGGCAGCCCGCGAGCTAGACCGTTCTACATAACAGGCATTTTGGAGCGATCATGACCGATCTTCACCCGCTCGACCTGATGAATGCGGTCCCAGCCGACGGTGACATCCCACGGGGGATCGTGGCGTTGGCGCAGGGCTGCACCTGTTACGGAGACGAGCATGTCCCGGGTGGCTGTTCGGGGGGCAGGCCGCTGGCGGTCGACGTCGAGGCGTACCGCAACATCCGCGCCCTGAACGGCGAACTGGTCGCCGCGTTGGAGTTCGTCATCGCCGAGTCTGATGATCCGACTGTGGCTCAGCATGCCGCGAAGGTTCTGCGCCGTCTCAGACTCCGAGACTAGGGAGAGACAGTGACTTCCCGTCGAACACTGCTGCGAGGAACGTGGCCAGCGCTACCAGCCCCGCTGATGGCCCTGACGGTTCTTCTGGTCGTCGCCGCGGGCGGCCCATGGTGGGTGGCGGTTCCACCCGTTGTTGGACTGTTTCTGCTTGGGTTCTGCTGGGCGGCGTTCGGAGACGACAACCTTCGGGCCGCCCACCGTGACGACACCAGCACTGGGACCGGAGAGTGACCATGTGGCGCAAGACCAGGCGATGGCTCCTCCGACACGTCCACCCGTGAGTCGCGCAGACTTTCCCGCCAGCCTCGATCTCAATCCCGCGCCGCCCGGCCCGTCCCAGCCTCCGTGAACTTCACGAGCGGGATGCCGCCGCGATCCGCGGTGACTGGGAACGGGTCGGCGGTGACATCGAACGAGCGGTGCGCCAGTTCGGAACACCGGACCGGGAAGCGCTCGATTTCTTCACGGCCCGACCTCTAACTGACGAGGCTCTGTGGCGGGACGGCGAAGGGCTCGATGACCCGATCGACCTCGACTCGTGGGACCGGTAGCCACTCCCCTAGCAATATCAACACGGACTACATTTCACGTAGCCGATGTAAAATCAGGGGAGATCGACAGCCAAAGATGAGGGGTTATGTCTGACTACGAGATCGTGCCGGCGGCCACCGTCGAACTAACGACGCTCGACCCCCAGGACCACCGCGACGCGATGGCGCAGCATTACGCAGAGCGCGCCCGAGCAAAGCGCACATGGGAGGCATACGAGTCGGACTGGCGCCAGTTCACCGGCTGGTGCGACGCCAACGGCCGCGTCACGATGCCCGCCGAGCCACGCACCGTGCGGGACTACATCATCGACTGCGCCGAGGTCCACAAGGTGTCAACCATCGTCCGACGCCTCTCCGCAATCTCGGTACTGCACGGTCTTGCCGGCCATGAGTCACCCACGACCAGCGTTGAGGTAAAGGCCGTCATGGCAGGGCTCCGACGCGACCGCGACGAGCGTCCCGCGAAGAAGACGGCGGCGACCTCCCCACTGATCGCGCAACTGGTTGCACATCTGGACCCGACGGACATCCGTGATGTACGGGACAGAGCGATTCTCCTGATCGGCTTCGCGGGAGCGCTGCGCCGCGTCAACCTGTCCATGCTTACGGTGGAGGACCTGACCACCACCGCCGATGGCTTGCGGGTCTACATCGCCCGGTCCAAGACCGACCAGGAAGGCCGCGGCCGGGCATGTGGCATCGCCTACGGTCAAACGGTCCAGACCTGCCCGGTGCGCGCCTGGGGCGCATGGCGCGACCAGCTCGCCGACGCGGGGGTAACGTCCGGCCCGGCGTTTCGCAAGGTCGACAGGTGGAACCGCATTGGTAGCGACCCCCTCGCTCCCGACTCGATTGCTCGGCTCGTAAAGCGTCACGCGAAGGCCGCAGGGCATGACCCGGTCGAGTTTGCCGGACACTCCCTACGTTCCGGATTCGCAACATCCGCCGCACGCGCGGGGGTTCCAGAGCGCGACATCATGCGCCACGGCGGATGGGAGTCGGTCGCCGTGATGCGCGGCTACATCGAGGAAGGCGAGATGTTCGGCGACGGAAATCCGACCGCTAAGCTCGGACTCTGACGTCTGTTAACCAGCACCCGGAACACCCGTTCTGACCTGCGCCGATGCGGCGATATGATGTGAACTGTGACGGTCCTCGACCCTGTTGCGGAAGAGATTCGCGGTCTGCTGTGGGACTTTTACCGCTCCTACAAGCCGACCGGCGACAACGACGACGGCGAGGACACGCCGCTCGCGTTCCGCCTGTACCACCAGTTCGGGACACCGCTACAGGGTGACGATGTGGCGATCCGGAAGGCGAAGCCGCACTCGCAGGCTCCGGGTGACATCCCGGCGTTGTCGTTGGCGGAGAAGGTCCGCGAAGAGGTCATCTACTGGGCTGGCAAGCTGCATCCGGTGCAGGGCTTCGGCAAGACGGAGCCAACCTTCGTCTGGGCGTTGGAGAACCTTGCCGACCTGTCGACGGGTCATCCGTTCGGCGAAGAGGTGCTGGCCGATTTCCGATCGCTACGCGCCCAAGCACTGATCATGTTGCGGTTTGAGCGTGCCCCGGTTCCGATCCGCTCCCCCGGTGCCCGCTGTGGGGTGTGCGGAAACAGAACACTGGTCCAGGACCCGAAGTCGGGAGACGTGTACTGCTCGATGGGCGGCCCGGAGGGGTGCCACGATGATCAGCAGTGGCCTTCATGCCGCGCCCTGTGTTCGGGCTGCGCAGACCGGCGTGACCCTGCCTGCCCGGTCTGCTGGGGGCAGCTTCCGTTGGTGCTGTGCCGTCGTTCGGAACGGTCGATGCGCCATGCGTGGCGGGTCGGGCATGACCGTCTGCACGAGCTGACCCAGTGGGGGGCCGCATGATCGGCTGGTATGGCGGGCGGCCTCCGATCCCATCCGATCCGCCCCCTGCGCAGAGCGCGGGTGTAGCACCGAACGGTGAAGGCTGGTTCGATCCGTGTGTCCGCGACCACAACTTCCGGCGCCGCGGGCCACGCCCCGAGGTGGTCGCCGATCTGAACGGGCTGCTGGACCAGGTCGCGAAGATCCGTCTGGTTGAGATCGACCGCGACCCGCGCGGGGTGTTGTGGCGGTTCGCCGACGAGCCGAAGGTGGTCGCGGCGTGAGCGCCGAGGGCGACGAAACCTTTCCGGAGCCGATCGGCGACATCGTCGAGGGTCTGTGGCATTACGTTGAGGACAACGGGCTTGAGGACTGTAGCCCGGACCTCAGTGATCTGCTCTGGGATCAGTGGGTTGTCGCCGTGATCGCCTGCACTCACGGCAAGTATCGGGGTACGTCGCGCGGCTTCCACGGGTTCACCGAAGCCGTGTCAAAGGCCGCCGACAGGTTCCGTGAGAGCCACCCGCCGGCTGTGGAAGCCACGGCTTCTGACGTTTGAGGCGTAACATGTCGACAATTTCGGCGTAGAATTGATCTCCTAATCCTATTCCTTGGAGAATCTGTGGTCCAGAAGACGTTTACCGAACTGGTCGACGACCTCGACGGCGGTGCGGCCGACGAGACAGTCCGGTTCGGCCTCGACGGAGCCCTGTATGAGATCGACCTGTCCGAGCCGAACGCGACCGATCTACGGGAGACGCTGGCCCCGTTTGTCACGGCCGCCCGGCGGGTGAAGCGCGACGGCACAGCGGCCACTGGCCGCACCCGGTCGGCCGATCGGTCCGGGGAGATTCGCGGCTGGGCGCGTGCCAACGGGTACACAGTGTCGGACCGGGGCCGGATCTCGGCGACGGTGATTGAGGCGTTCGAGGCCGAGCAGGCAGCCTAGCGAGGGAAGGACCGAACCCGACCAATGTTGAGGTGATGTCTGGTGAGCACTGACGACACCTACTGGGTTGACGGCAACCAGGTGTCCAAGGCGGAGTATGTCGCCGCCGAGCGTGCCGCCGGCTTCCGTAACACACTCGGCCAGCCTGACGAGCCTGCGACAAGTTGGTGGCATGGCGTCGGGGCGGATGGCTTTCACCACTCGGGACACATGGGGTGGCTGCGCGGCTCTCCGCTGGACCTGAGCGGGCTCGGAATCCCGCAGACCACGTCGGTGGTCAACGCTGTGGAACCGCTGCCGGCCGGCAAGTCGACGCCCTCCCCGAAGCCGAAACCTGTCCGCCGTCGCTGGTGGAGAAGGAGACGCCGGTGACCATCGTCCTCGCGGTCGTCCTGACCGCCGCTGGTTTCGCGTTGGGCCGCCGCTCCGCCCGCCTGTCCCGTTCCGACACGACCACCGTCTATGCGGTCCGCACCGGGCGGGACCCCTACTACGTGGCGGTTCACCTGTTCCGAGACCGGGATGAGGCCGAACAGTTCCGCGACGCCCAGATCCCAGCGCAGTCCCACCGCGGGGATGGCGAACCGCTGCTGGAGACCTACCGGCTTCGGCCGGCAGGCGCTGCCGACCGGATCGAGGCTGGCCAATGAGCAACGACATCCGCCCGCCGATCCCCCAGTTCCACTGTGAGTGCTGCGGCCTGCCGCTGGTGTTCGAGAAGACCCGAGGTGTCGGCTACGTCTGCGAGCGCTGCAAGCTCCACTATGACGACGGCTGGCGGCTCGACTCGGCAGGACTTCGCCCTCAGCGGGACGTCGACCACGAGCTGATGTCTGCCGTCTGGTGGGCGCTGGTCGATGTCGAGTCCAACGGCCCGCTGGCCGACGCGATCCGAAAGGCGTTGCCTGATGGCCAAGCAGACCTTTGACCGCGCCGGCTTCTTCGCCGTCCTCGACGCCGAGCGGATGACCCGTGACCTGTCCTGGCGGCAGGTCGCCAAGGAAACCGGCATGTCCGCGTCGACGTTCACCCGGCTGCGTGACGGCCATGGGCCCGACCTGGACTCCTTGGGCGTGCTTTGCAACTGGATCGGCCTCGATCCGGGCGCCTTCTACCCCACCGTGAACCGGCTGGGGAAGTTTAGTCTGGGTTGGTTTGTCGCCGAACTCGCGGGCGACAACACCTTGTCTCCGACGGCCCGGACAGCAATCCGCAAGGTTGTTGTCGGTGTCTACGAGGCATTGAAGGAGCTGCCGTGAAGGACTCCGATCTCCGCTGCATGCGCTGGCCGTTGGGCCTTCTCTGCCTCCTTGACTGTGCAGCCGGTGGCTGCCGCTGGCCTGCCATCTGCTGCCTGCACAACCGGGTGTTCGCCGTCGCATGGCGGGTCGGCATGCACCGGGGGGTGGTCCGGTGACCGATGGCGGGGCAGTGACGCGCGGCCTTCACGACCTGGACTGGGTCATCACCCTCGACGGTGGACGGCTGCACCACGCCGTCCTGACCGACAGGCAGGCCGAAGACCTCGAATACGACGGCACGCTTGGCGTCGAAGTCCCCCACGACGGCCCGTTCCGCTTGGACTGCGGCCGACTGGTCGATGGCCTGTCGATCCCTGGGGTGTTCTCCCGGATGTCGCTACCCCGCTGCCGGCGGTGTTGCACGGTCAACGGGTTGCCGCAGGGCATCGGGAGCCCGAAGAACGACGGCGAGTGTCGGAAGATCCTCGGATTGGAGGACAGGGATGGGTCTTCTTCCTGAACAGCAGGACGACGACGATCCCTGCGCCCATGAGTGGGAGCGGTCTTGGGTACAGACCGACGACTTCTGCGGCGAGCACGACGGCCTGTACTGCCCGCTGTGCGTCACCTTCGTCGATCTGATGTTGGAGCCGGACCCGCGTAAGGCGGTAGACGATGCCTGACGATCCGATCATCGTGTTCGTACTGGCCCGGCTCGCCGAGGAAGAGGCTGACGCGCGGGCGGCGATAGCCGCGTTCAGCAACCGTCGCCACCAAGATCAGGGTGCGTGGGCCGCCCTCGTCGACGAAAACGGCCCCGGCGTCGAACTGCTGAACTGGACCCCCTCGACCGAACCCCCCGAAACGCAGGTCGACGTGATGGGCGGCAAGTGGAGCCAGGTCGGCTACTGGGATACCGAATACGTCGGCTACGACGGCGAACACCTCGACGACTACGAGGACATCGTCAAACACATCGCCCGGCAGGATCCACGGGCCACACTCGCACGGGTGGCAGCGCTACGCGCCCTGGTGGGCGATCATCGCCCGCAGCGGTATCTACCGACCAGCCATCCGGCGTGGTTCGAGTGCTCGCGCTGCATCGCGCCGAAGGAAGAGCAGGAAGACTGGCCCTGCGACGTCGTCAAGGGTGTCGCCGCGATCTGGCGTTCGCATCCCGACTTCGACCCGGCGTGGCAGTCATGAACGGCCCCATGCTTGCCCGCTCGAAGCTGGCCACCGACGACCCGTACGACGAGCACTATCTGTACCACCCCCACCGTTCCCACGGCCGACGGAAGGCATGCGACTGCCGGGCACGGGATGGCAGCTGGTGGCGTCGCCAGATGCGCCGCCGGGAGGGCCGGGCCTGGCGCCGCGAACAGAGAGGCGAAGACCAGCCGTGAAGATCGAACTGTTCGCCACCGTCCACGGCGGCGACAACGCCGGCTGGTATCAGCGCGACGTCGACTGGCCGGCGATCCCCCGTACGGGAGAGACCATCATCGCCACCGACAACTGGCCCGGGGCGTTGACCGTCGACCATGTCGGCTACCTGTACGACGGCACCCCGGTAGTCCAGACCAAGCCAATCTCCGCGGAGCGGCCGATCGTGCCAACGAACCTGGCGGACCACGGATGGGAGAAGTTGCCGTCGTGACTGACGACCGGCACTGGTGTGAGCACTGCGGCGGATGGTTCGCTGTCGACCACTACGACGACCTGATCGTGCCCGACGACGATGACAGTCCCTGTATGGGTGGCGGCCACAAGGTCGGAGTCGAGTACGGTCCGATCGGCCGGCTACTGGCCATCGAAGCTGCGGCGAAGGAACTGGCTGCCGCGACCGATCCCGAAGCGCTCGACGACGGCACCCTGGAGCCCTACTCGACCGCTTGGTACAGGCGCGACTGGATAGCGGAGGCCCACGGGAAGCTCGCCGGGCTGCTGGGCGTCGGTGCTGACGCTTGATTGGCCCTTTCGCTGCTCCCCTGCCCGTGACATCCTGTCTTCCCTGATCTAGGGGGGACGCCCATGATGGAGCCATACGGCCCGGACCGCCTGCCCGACGACACGGGACCCCTCGCGGCCTTCAACATCGACCTGATGACTATCGAGCAGCGCTTCGCCGCAGCCCTGCTGACAGAAGCCGTCCGCGACGCCGACGACGCGCTGTTCGACGACATGGCCCCAGGCAACCCGGACTGGGCCGAGATGATGCGAGCCGTCCGCGAGGTGATGCTGACCATGAACGCCCTCCAACGGAAGGGTGCGGTGAAGGTCCTCAACGCGACGATCCAAGCCCTGCGAGACGTCGACTAGGACCCCACTTGACCTGCGCCGATCGCGGATTGTCCCGGTTGGCATCGAACTTCTGATCGAATAGAATGGGGCTTAGCGTCACAAACGGCGCAGCCCGCCCGGTGCGTCAACACCGGAACGGGCCACTTCCGATCCCTTCGTGGAGGGACCAGCGTGGCCGAGTCTATCTGGCATCAAGATCCACCCGCCACTTTCCGCCGGAGCACGTGGTGTGACCAGCCCGGCTGCACAGGGCGAGCGCTCCCCATTTCCGATGAGGACCACTTCACACTCAATATCTGCCTTACTCACCTGCGTGAAGCGGTCGAGTTTGCGGAGTCGTTCGGACCCTTGCGCGAGGTGATGTTCGGGCAGCGTGAGATGAAAGCGTCCGCTCGGCGCCCACGATCCAACTCGAACGTCGTCTACTACCTGCTGTTCGGCGACCGAGTGAAGATCGGAACGTCCTCCAATCTCCGGGTGAGACTGGAGGGCATCCCGCATGACGAGGTACTGGCTGTAGAACCGGGCGACGCAAGCCTTGAGCGGCAGCGCCACCAAGAGTTCGCAGGGTTGCGCATCACTGGCGAGTGGTTCCGCTATGAGCCACCACTTGTCGCTCATGTAGCGACGTTGGCCGTCCACACGCCCACGGTCCTCGCACACCACGACGAGTCGCGAACCACGGTAACAGTTGCCGACAGGCTCCCCGATGACACGCTGGTAACAGCGGGCGATGTGGGCTACCTCCTCAGCATCTCGCGGGATGCGGCCTCGAAAGCTCTCCGCCGGAGCGGCACAGAGCCAGCAGTTCAGGGAGACAGGCGCGCGGGAAACCGCTGGCGTTGGGGCGACGTTCGCCACCTCGTACACGTCGGTGGCGAAGACCTCCGGAGCGTCGAGTAGTTGACCAACCCGGCGCCGCTTGAGCGCCGACCTGCCGGCCCGGGACCCCGGTTGAGGGTCCCGGGCTGATCGATGTAATCTGGCGGAACAGGACACGTGTCTCTGGAGGTCGCCGATGCGACCTGCTGGGATGCTCATCCTTCCCGAGATCGCCTACTGGCTCGGTCTCCCCCAGGACAATCACTGCCGCCGTGTGCGGTACATCCTCGCCAAGGCCGGCATCGAACCGGCCGTCAAGGGCACGGCACGCCAGTTCTCGCAGTGGCGCTGGGAAGACCTCCAGCCCCTCGCCCACCTCGCCCCTGGCGCCCGCTACGACGACGAATGGGAGGCGGCGTGACTGAGACTGTCGAGCTTGGCTCGTTCGCCGCGGCGTGGGCTGAGGCGCTTCGTACCGCCCGTTCCCGCCCCGTCTGTGGCCAGTGTGACCAGCCGTGGGACGCGGAACCCTGCGGGGCCATGCACGCCGTGGTGGCGACCGAACCGGCGGTCGAGGTTCACCCTTCCGCCTGACGGGCGAGTTTCGCCGCGTGGCGTGCACGGTTTCCGTACTCCCGGCGCCGGCCGTGTGCCTCCTGGAACTCGGCCAGCGCCTTTCTGCGCCGGCGGACCCGTTCGATTCGGGCTGCTACCCGGGCGTCGACAATCGCCCCCACGTCTACATCAACCGAAACGTTCATACGTTGATCATCGCATGAACGGTCCAGTCTTTTTGCACTGCACCACCGGGCGGGGATTGAACCCGCGCGCTCCTGTCCCCGAACGGGTGCGACGCCATGGCCGGTCACGGTCCCGCCTTCGCCGGGTGCTCTACCGCTGAGCTACCGGGGTGTTGTGGGCGCCGCCCGGTGGGTTTGTTCGTCGCGATCGCCCGTCGGATGGGCGGCACCTGCACCCACTCTACCAGCGGAAACGCGGTAGAATGGGCAGGTGGAAGAAGCTCGGTATCAGCTCATCGTCGATGAGCGTGACCCCAATACGGTGACTGTGGTGGACCGGGTTGGCGAACGGCTCCCCAATGGGCACCGAAGGCACGCCAAGGGCTGTTCCCGCCGACTCAAGACCCGCTGGTCTGGGATGCGCTGCGACTGTGGCGCCCGTTGGCAGTGCTACTAGGCGCGGGGGTCTGACATGCCGTGGATCAACAGGATTCGCGAGTCGACACATCCGGCGTCACGATGCAAGAAGCCGCCCGTCGGCGGATTTGCCGCCGGCTCGGTGTTCGAGTGTGACGACTGCAAACGCCACTGGCGCTTCGACGGTCCCGGACAGCAAGACTGGACCGAGCTTCCTTCCGGTGCTTCCGACCCGGCTGAGACATGGTCGAACCTTCTCGTCGACCTCGACGAAGACGAGGCAACTGAGAAGCTGACAGCGTTCCTGACCGGCCCGGCATCCGACCAGCCGTGAGCCTCCGTCTCGGCTCCTGCGAGGACTGCGGCCACGAGGTCCGTACCGGTCAGCGTTTCGCCTACACGGTCACCTCGTGGAGTTGGAACGGCCGACGCTGCCAGCGCTGGTTCTGGTGGCATCGGGACTGCGAAGACCTCGAAGACCACCGGAACGACTGAGCCTGACCCATCAAGCCCCAACACCCATGGAGCGTGACATGCGGTGTCGTGGGAAGAACAAGACCGGGTCGCAGTGCAAGCGAGACGCAATCCGCGGTGGGCTAGTGTGCGCGAGTCACGGCGGATCGGCGCCGGCTGTGAAGGCCAAGGCTGCGGTCCGCGCCGAGGTCACCTCATGGGGCCTGACCGATGAGAAAGTCGACCCGGGCGAAACCCTGCTACGGCTGCTCGCCCAGTCGGCCCGCCGCGCCCAGGTCTACGCCGTCGAACTACAGGCCAAGGTCGACGAGTTCGGCCTTGAGAAAGCGACTGTCGGTGTCGCCTTCGGCGAGGGCGGCCAGATGGGCGAGTACATCCGAGCCCTCGCCCAGCTCGAAGCGGACGAACGGGACCGCTGCGCGAACTTCTCCCGCCTCGCGCTGGCCGCCGGCTTGGAGGAGCGTCGGGTCAAGCTGGCCGAACAGCAGGGCAGTCTGATCACGGACTTCCTGCGTGCGGTGATGGGCGACCCGGAACTTGGGCTGACCGCAGAGCAGCGGAGTGCGATGCCAGCCGTGATCCGGCGTCATCTCCACGCTGCGTAGTCGAAATCACCCGCTTGTGATCTTTGCGCCGGGGCTGAGACCCCAAGGCGCTCACGCTGCGTGGCGAGGGCCGGATGTCACTCCTGCCCGACGACCTCGTTGCCGCGTTTGAACTGGCCGCCGATGCGCTCGACGTCGACTCCCGCCAGCAGCAGTACCGCACCAACCCGGCGATGTGGATCGCCGACCGGCTCGACGAGTGCCTGTGGTCCAAGCAGGTCGACATCCTGACCGCGCTGACCCGACACCGCCGCGTCGCGGTCAAGTCGTGCCACGGTGCTGGGAAGTCGCACACTGCCTCCCGGGCGGTGGCGTGGTGGCTGTCAATCTGGCCGCCTGGTACTGCGTTTGTCGTGACGACCGCGCCGACGGCCAAGCAGGTTGAGGCGATCCTGTGGCGGTACATCGGCCAGGCCGCGAAGAAGGCGGACGCCGCCGGCAAGCCGCTGATCGGCCGTGTCCTCACCACCGAGTGGAAGATCGACACGGAGCTGATCGCGTTCGGTCGGAAGCCGTCGGACTACGACGAGGCCGCGTTCAACGGCATCCACGCCGAACACGTCCTCGTCGTGCTGGACGAGGCCGGCGGCATCCCCGAGCAGCTGTGGACCGCCGCGGACTCGTTGACGTCGAACGACGGCTGTGCGCTGCTAGCCATCGGCAACCCGGCGGACCCGGCGTCCTACTTCGCCAGGGCCTGCGAGTCATGGCACACGATCACCATCTCGGCGTTCGACACACCCAACCTGACCGGCGAGAAGGTCCCCGACCAGCTTCGCAAGGTGCTGGTCTCCAAGTCGTGGGTGGAGGAGAAGCGCACCGACTGGGGCGAAGACTCCCCCCTGTGGTCGGAGAAGGTTCTCGGCGAGTTCCCCACCGACGCCTCCGACCAGGTCGTCCGCTCCTCGGACCTCGCGAAGTGCCGGCAACCCAGCGACCGGGTGTACGCCCCATCGGATCTGCTGCCCGTCGTCCTCGGCGTCGACGTTGGCGGCGGCGGCGACGAGACGGTGATCCGGGAGCGCCGCGGCCGGATGGTCGGACGCGAATGGCGGGACCGGAACGACAACACGATGACCGTTGTCACCAACGTGCTCCACGCGATCGAGGTAACCGGGGCGACGCTGGTCAACGTCGACTCGATCGGCATCGGCGCCGGCGTGTGCGACCGGCTGAACGAACTGCGCGACCAGGGCAAGCATGCCGCCACCATCGTGGGTGTGAACGTCGGCCAGGCCGCGACCGACACCGAGCGGTTCGCGAACCTGCGGGCCGAACTGTGGTGGGTCATAGGCCGGCTGGGCTCCGAGCGGGGCGAATGGGACCTTGCCCCGGCCGAGTACTCGACTGACGGGGTGTGGCTGTCCGGGATGGAAAACCCGGATGCGGCGTGCGCCCAGTTGCTGGCGCCGAAGTGGTTCGCGGACATCAAGGGCCGCATCCAGATCGAGAAGAAGGACGAGGTCCGTAAGCGGCTGGGCCGCAGCCCGGACAACGCCGACGCTCTCCTTCTGTCGTTCGTCGACCTGCGCGGCGGCACGCAGTTCTTCATGGACCAGTGGTTCGCCCAAGAGGACGCCGCCGGCCCGAAGCCGCAGCTTCCGCCCGATGAGACCCCGGCCCCGTTGGGCATCGAAGACCTGTTCCCCGGCCAGACCTCACAGGACGGGTGGCGGAGGCCGCTGTGAGCATCTGGAGTTCCCTCACCCTGCCAGAGCCGATCCGCGACATCGACGGCCACGAACTCGACGTGGCCCGCACCGGGATGCATCCAGCCGCAGCGCCTTCTGGCTATGCGGTCCGGATCGCCGCCTCGGACCCCGCTGTCGTGCCCGATGTGTACGTCGAACTGTCCGAACAGGACGCGGCCCGGCTGCGGGATGCACTGACAGCCGCGCTTGCCGAGAACGCCGAGAATGCCAGACGCTGGCGTGAGATAGCCGAGCAGGCCCGGCACTGACCTGAACGCCGCGGAGGGCCGATGTCCTCCCGTAGCCGTCGCCGCGCCCAGCAGCGCCGCCGCCTCGACAAGGCCAGCTACGCGGCCGGCGCCCGTGCGATTGGCGCGCAAACCCGGGACATGTCCGCGCAGGCCAATGCCCTAGCAACGATGCAGTCCGGGATGCCGATCGGATCCTACGAGCCGCTTCCCCGCGAGCTGCCCTACACGGTGCCGTTCGGCCCGCTGACCCCCCTGCCGCCCTACGGCATCGACCCGCTACGGCCCGACGGCCGCACCGATCCGCGGCAGTGGGAATACCCGGTCGGATGGAACATCCCCGGCGCCGGTGAGAAGCCGATCGGCTGGGACGTTCTCCGCGCCGCCTCCAAGGTCGACATCGTCCAGGACTGCATGCGGGTCATCCGTTCGGAGCTGTGCGGCTTCGACTGGGGCATTGTCATCTCGGAGAAGGCGATCGCCGCCGCCGCCGAGTCGGATGGGCTGCGGCAGACCGAGGCGAAGCAGAAGCTACGCGACAAGCTCGCCCCCCAGCTGGCGCGGGCGCAGGACTTCTGGGAGAGCCCCGACCCGGAGTCGGACGCGCCGGATTTCGCCTCCTGGCTGTGGATGATGATGGAGGATGTGCTGGCGCTGGATGCCAGTGCGATCCATCCGCATCTGACCTACGGCAACGACCTCCACTCGCTGTGGGTCTTGGATGGGACGACGATCAAGCCGCTGAGGTCGAACCTCGGCCGGCGCCCATCCGGCGATGACCCGGCGTTCCAGCAGATCCTCTACGGCTTCCCCCGCGGCGAGTTCCGAGCCCCCGTCGGCAAGGACGGCACCGTCGAAGGTGGGATGACCGCCGACGAGCTGGTCTACTCGGTGCGGAACCTGCGCCCGCACTCCCCGTACGGCTTCGGCCCGGTCGAGAACGCCCTGGTCAGGGTCAACCTGTGGCTGAAGCGCACCGACTTCATGACCCAGCAGTTCGACAGCTCGGCGCTGCCTCTGGCACTGATGGAGTTGCCGGAGAACGTCCGGATGACACCGGACGAGATGCAACGCTGGCGCCGGTCGATCAACTCGCAGCTTGCCGGTGATCTCGCTGAGCGGCAGCGCATCCAGATCGGCCTTCCCGGCGGGAAGCTCGCCAAGTTTTCCGACTCGTCTGAACTCTACAAGCCGGAATATGACACGTACATTGTAAAATTGGTGTGCGCGTCGTTCGGTGTGACCCCCGCCGAGATTGGTTTCATTGAAACCGGTGGCCTGGGTGGGGCGAGTTATCATGAGGGTCAGGAGAACATTCAGTACAGGAAACTGCTGCTTCCTTGGTGCCGCTGGTTGGAAGGCATCTTCACCCGGATCAACCGGCGCTACCTCGGGTTGGACCCGGCGATCGAGTTCCGCTTCCTCGGCCTGGAAGAGGAAGACGAAGCCGCAGCCGACGCAGTCCTCCTGTCCCGTGTCGAATCGGGCCGGATGACGCTGAACGAGGCCCGCGACGAAATGGGCATGGCCCCCTACGCCGACATGCCCGAAGCAGACGAGCCGTACATCCTGTCCCGGATGGGCCCGCAGTTCCTGCGAGGCTTGCAGGAGCAGCAGGAAGCCCAAGGCGAAGCGGTCAAGGCCGGCGCCGAGGCGGCGAAAGCGAACCTTGCGGCCGGCAACCTGCCCTCCGGCAAGCCGCTGAACACGCCGAAGGGCGAGCGGGATGACGGCGACGAGCAGACCCCGGA